AATCCCAAGTTCTGGTCTAGGAATACGCAAGGCTTGCGGATCTTCAACTGGGTACATACCAAGCTGAAGCTGCGGCTGATCCTCTTCCCAACACTCAGGACAAACCCAAATGTTTACATTCTTGGTCTTTATGACCAATTCTTTCAATTCTTTCAGCTTGTACCGGAAACCGCATCTATCGCACGATGCGATTGCACGGAAACCGGATGCAAACTTATTACTCATATCCCGATATACCCAACCCTAGGCACAAAACGTACTGACGCCTTTTCACGGTCTTCACCAGCGGCTAGATCCCACTGCTGTTCATATTCAGCCTTTAGGAATGGCAACCGCGCCTGTCCGTCTGGATACTTTTGTGCAATGTAATAAGCTAATCCAGCCACCATACAGGTTAGGAAGCGGAAAGGAATGTCTTGGGTATTAACACCATTACCAGCGTCCTGTATGCGCCGTAAGCGCCAGTACACGAACGTGTAGTAGTTAGATATGTTTGGTACAGGCCAGACCGTTATATTGGGTGGATTGACCCCAGCGGGGGTGGTAATACCAGTGGTACTGTTACCGCCAGCCGGATAAGTCTGAGCGGATTGGCGGTTGACATAAACCTGAATCGGTCTACCTTGATTTAGCTTAGAAGGAATACTGGCATACGTTGAAACAGAAATACGAGAAATCGTTAAGTCTGACTGCAAACTTGTACTTCCATCGCTAGTCCGTATAACGTGTTCAATCAGGTCAATCGTATCTGTAGGCAACGAGTAAGTTGCCGTACCAGCAACCATAGGAATTGACCCAGACTCAACAGTCCAAAGATTAATTCCTCTGTTCGCCCATTCAACTGTAAGCAAGTTTAAACTGCGACGAGCGGTACGGAAGTCATAACCCGACCGTAATTCCATACCAGATCTTTCAAACGCCTCTTCTATAAGATCGTTTAAATTTGGGTTAAATGCAGTTGTTCCGGTAGTCGTCATGTTTAAACACCTACTCTTTATTTCCTATACGCAGCAGTCTTTTTAGCCACGTTTTTAGGTTGTGGAACAAACTGTTTACCTGCGGCTTTTCCTGCTCTTTTGGCACGGGTACTGGCTGCGTACTCTTGCGGGGAGAGCGCTTTGATGGCTGCTTCCGGGAGGTAGCGCTCGCCTGTTGCTTTGGAGCCTTGCGTTGATGGCTTACCACTCTTGGTGCGCCACTTTTGCGCGGTCCACGCTTTGAGGCTGGCTTGAGATTTTGCGAGTCCACTCACTTATACCCCCCGCCAGACTTCTTGTACTGAAGTGCAAGCATTTGTGCTTTACGCGCTGACCATTGACCCGGAGAGCCGCCTTTGCCACCAGCCTTTATGCGTTTAAACAAACCTTTTCGCATGCCCGGCTTGGTGTAATTATTTGCTTCATTTACGTGGCTTACTTTGCCGCCTTTTGAATACTCCGTTACTTCGTTCGGATTATCCTTACGAAGAACAATTTTAGGCTTAGGCATTTTGGAGGGGGCAATAGCCCCGATTCCACGAGAAGGTCTCATTAAATCATCTTGCCTTTGGTTTTACCACGCGAAGCGCACCCATCGGCAGCTTTAACGTAACCGCCACTAGCCATCTTAATCATGGTTCCCTTGGTCTTGCCACGGGACTCAATGCCACCACCGCGAGCGTATTTCATACCGCCTTCTTTATACGGTGCCATTGCCATCTGATCGGCTGCAATATCTTTCTTTGAGCGCATCATTCCACCCTTTTTCATCGCCCCCATTTCGGCGGCTTCGTGTTTAATCATAGACGCAGGAGCGCCCTTCTTTTTCATAAAAGCCACTTCTTTTTTAACCATTGCTTTAGATTCTTTCATGTCACCTCCAAAATTTGTTAGACCACCAGAAGACTTTTTTAAACCCTCCTTAGACATACGTTCAGCATCAGCTTGCTTGATCCCGCTACTTTTAGCGATAGCATGGTTATGCGCTGCAGCACGAAAAAGCTTTAGCTGTTTAGCAGTCCAAGGCATCACTTACCCCTTCGGTTGCATAAGTTGATTGATCCTTGCTTCCAATCGGTCAAAGCGTTGATCAATATGGTCTGTGAGCCTTTGCACTTCTGTGTTGGTTGTGTAGTCACGAGCCAACTCTTCTCTAGTGATGTTTACTAGACGCTCAATACGTCTCACATCACCTTCCAAATTACGGTCTTCCGCTTTTAAGCTATCAGTCATATCTTTAAGTTGATTCATTTTGTCTTTAAAAACATAACCTGCAATAGCAAAGAAGCCATTTGCCAGTACCAACATCACCGTAATGTATGAGTGCGTATCCATCTCAACACTTCCACGCACGAAGGCTTTTGTTAATACGCGAGTTTGGATCGTTGGCTGTCTTGGCTGAAGTCAATTTCTTCTTCATACCGCTCATTCGGGCACAGAAGGAGTCCCTTCTTGCGCCGCCTTCCGGCTGTGGGCGCTTCAGTCCGGGCTTCCCCGGATTGGCTGCGTTGTAGGAAGCACGTCCTTTGGCGTTCAAACCGCCTTTCGGGTTCTTTCCTTCTTTGCGAGTCCATGCCGGGGTCTTAGCCATTACGCTGCCGTACTTAAAGTTTTCGCTGCGTCCATAGATGGATACAGCACGTCTTTACCGAAATCACTTTGGTATTCATGGATGCCCATGTGACCTAGTTTAATCGTTGGATCGACCCAAATATCTGTGCCAACTTCACGAGCACGGTCACAGAACAAGAAGTCTTCGCCAATATAGCCGGTTGGGGTTACTTTGAAATCAAAGAAGCTATACAACGTACGGTCTTCAAGGTTGTCAGGGTGCTCCCACTCTGGGTGCGCGTCACGCAACTTCTCAAACACCTGACGCTGGATCATCATAAATCCAGTCGCTACACGATAAGCTTTAACCAAACCCCAGCCATCCATAGCGATGGATTTCTGTTCACCTTCTACACCGTTGCCGCCATCAAGCGACAAGATGTAGACCTTGCCGGGTTTACGTGACTCATACGCTCCAGCCACGATTCCTCTAGTCTGATTCCACGCCAACAAACGTAAAACTGATTCCGGCTCAAACGTCATGTCAGAATCAATAAACATTAGGTGGTCGCAATCTGACTGTAGGAAATTATGTGCAATCACATTTCGGGCGCGAGACACAACAGAACATCCGCAGATGCTGCTGACTTGAATCTCGATACCATGCTCCAAGACTTGTTGACCGAGACGCATCAGCGACACAGCCATCTTTACGCCTACCTTGTGGTCATAAGCCGGTAGGCCAATCATTAGTTTCTTGCCAGCGAGGTCAAACCCTTTTTGTGCTTGCACAAATCACCCGTAGAAAATTGTTATACCAGTTTGGTTACTTAACTGCGCATAAATGCCATTCACGGCTAACAAACCTTCGCCCGGAATCAGCATTGTTTGGTTCTGCGGCACACCTGAAGTTGTGAGCGCAGCAGTATCAATAGACATCAACCAACGCCCACCAGCAGCGCTAAACGTGCAAGCGGTTGAAGTAATTGTTCTGCTATTGATATCAGTAATCGTAAATACGCTTGAACTTGTAACAGTAACAACGTAGTTACCGTTCGTCGCCGATACACCAGCGTTGGTGGCAAACGTAATACCGATACGATCACCTGTATTTAAGCCGTGAGCCGCGCTGGTAACGGTAACCGTGTTACCGGATTGAGTGTAGCCGGTAGCCGCTGCTGTAGGCGCAGCAGTTACATCCCACATATTGATCGTGCCCGCAGTCGAAGAAGACGTGTACATCAGTCCCTTCAAGCGAGTGCGATAGGTGGCAACAAACCCAGAGCTATTTAAGTGCCCTGAATAGACATCTGTCTGCATAATTAATCTCCTAAGAAGTTAAACAAGGGGGCACAAAGCCCCCTAGAGATTAATTAGTTCTGGTTGTATGCTGGGTTAGCCACACCGTCAGAGCCACGCACAACGTACGCAATCACAATCGTTCCCGCACCAGTCGTAGCCGAAGCAAGCGTGTAGGTCACAATCGCGTCAGTCGAGCCAACATTATTGATCAACCCAGCAGCAGTCGTGCTTGCAGCACCAAGCGTAAACGCAACAACACCAGCAGTGGCGGTTGGAAGCGTCGCGGTGTTCGTGATGTCAGTTGCGCCAATCGAAAGCTTTAACGTGCCAGCGCCATACAGCGTTGTGCAGTTAAAAGAAATCGAAGTAATTTGTGCGCCAGCAGGAAGAACAAAAGCTGTTGCAGCAGTGCCGCTTGTTCCGATAGCAATACTTTGGGACACGATAGTCGCGCCCATGTTACGAATAGTTCCAGCGGTCGTGCCGGTCGTGCTTTTAACAGTACCAAGCAGCCACGGTCCAAGATGAGTAGCGAAACCCATTTAAATCTCCTTATGCACAAGTCGCCATACCATCAGTGCACTGTCCTCTAGGTAGGTTGGTATGACTGAAATCCTAGACAATTAATAGTACACCAAAAAACAGGAAGGGGGGCGTTTAAACCCCCCTTCCATTTACTACTTACGCACCCTGTGAGCCAAAGACTCCAAGGGGGTCAGAATACCCGAAGCTGTAACGCTCACGAGCTTTGTAACGGACGTTACCGGTGTCGAAGTCACCGTCCATACCCGTTTGCATCGGGGTGCGGACAAAGTGCTTCAAGCCATTGGGAACGTCAGTCATCAAGAACCAGCCGTTGGTGTCGGTCAAGAAGTGGTTAACGCGATACCCTTCTGGAATCGAAGCCAAAGACTTGATTGCATTGACATCGTTGTCGGTCGTGCCAACACGCAATTCCGTCTGCAAGAGACGGGTTGCAACGAACATCAAGCTTGGTGGGACGATAAGCTTACGTGGTTTTGCAGCGATCAACAGTCCACGTTCGTCGGTCCAAGCAGCGATCTGGATAACGGCGGCTTCAAGCGAAGTCTCGTTCAGGTCAGCTTGGGTCGTGAAAGTGTTGCTGTTCGTGCCACCCGAAACAAGCGGATGATCCGTAGCGCAAAGAACCTTACCGTCACCACCGGTGTAACCCGAGGTAAAGGCATTGTTCAGCACTGCGGCTGCTTTAACCTGTTTCGTGTACGCCATAGCGCGAGCCAAGCCTTTGGTATAACGAGCCGAGAGGCTGTCATACAGGTTATCTTCAATCGCCTCTTCGGTGATCGAGAAACCTAAAGCGATGGTTTCGTGCTGGTAACGAGCCGTCCAAGCTTCTTGGGCGTTGTCATAGGCAATTGCGTTGCCTTCCGCTTTAACCGGAGCGGCAGAGAAACCTGACAATTTGGTTTCTTCTTCAAATGAACGCTCGGAACTCTCAGTTTCGTAGATTTCCTTGTGTTCTTCGCCGTAACGAGCATACTCCAAGCCGAACAATGCGTTCAGACCGGGGAGAAGCTCTTTCAGTAGTTGTGCGCGTGAAATAGCCATTTAAATATCCCCTTATACGCCAGTCCAGCTACGATATAAATGAACGTTTTGGTTCCAAGAAACTAGAACCTCAACGAACGACCCAGCAGCCGGTGCAGTGTCAGGCACAACGTCGATAATCTTCAAAGGAAGAGTCGAAGTCGTTTGTGACGAGTTCAGGACTGCTTGCTGCGAATCACCAGTAACGGTGCTACCAGTATTAGCAACCCATGCAATCGTGCCACCAACCAAATTGGCGCGAGTTGCTTGAGCAATAGTGGTAGTGCCAGATACAACGGCGACGCGCAAAACCACATCAGGATCATCGCAAATATAAGCCGAAGTGCCGTTGGCGCTATCAGCCGTATTGCTAATGGTTGCTGGGTAGTATTGCGAGTACAAACGTTGACCTAAGCTGTTGACATACGAACATCCCATGAATACGCCAAGGAAGTCGTTGCCAGAGGTAGTGCTGGTCGCATTGTTAACGCAGCCATTCGCGCTCATAACCACTAAGTCACCAAAGAAAATGTTGGTGGCGTGGCCTGACGCGATGGGAATTTGACGGGTTGACCCCGCAAATACCTGACCGCCTAGCAAATTGACCGGACGAAAGCCGTAAGGCTTGTCAATAGTCGGATATGCCATTTATTTCTCCTAAAATTTTAAATGTGAGGTCATTTAACCCCACGCCCAAAGCTAACTGAGGATTTGCTGTCTTTAAACAGAGGCATCCTCGGATCATTTTGCTTCATTAGATTGTTATCAACTGCAGCCATGTTTTCCTCAGTTTTTTTCTGGTAATACTCATTACGAGATTCCATTATTTCCTTCGGAGCACGGCATAACAACAATCCACCAATCTCAATATTGTCAGGGAACCTTGAATCACGATCCATCAGAACATGAAGTTCTAAGTATTCGTTCCTCGGCGCAGCTTCCCAACCTTCGCGGAAACGTGACGACACATTGGTATTGTCAGCCTTACCTACCAAGCTGGTGCGAACCCAATGATGAGTCCAACCATCACGATCTTTCACTTCTGGAAGAACGTTTGGTGGAGTCCAATTATTCTTCGGGCGATCACCTGAAGAACGCGTTTGTGTTTCACGAGTCTGACGAGATTCAGCCATTGTTACCTCCGTTTAGTGCTGCTACTTGTTTGGCGTATTCCTTGATTGGAATGTTTAAACGTTTCGCAATAGCGATCTGCGTCTGCGTTAGCGCAACTTTTTTTCCTGTACCAGAACGTGTTACAGGTGCAACCACAGTCGCGGCAGGTTGCCTTTGCTGGCGAGGAACTTTCTCCCCGGAGTCACCCCAACTATAGTCGGAGAATCTTTCGCGCATCACTCTATCCAACTCACCGTAGTATTTATTGGCATCCCTAACAGGATGTACACCACGGTTAGTTAAATCTTCGTGTATACCGTAAGCCAACGCTGTCATCAGGCGATCCTGACCAAACCAAGGATTTTTCTTAACCCATGCTTCGGCTTGAGGATCGGGCGGTGCTTCCGTGTAAACGCTACGACTAGGTTCTACAACATCATTTTCTGGTTGTAAAGTAGGTTGTTGTGACAACGCAGCTTCATGGCGCACAGTTGCACGATTCAGTGCATCTTGTGCTTCTATGATGGATTCAGAGTCACCACTTTCATATGCTGACTTATACATCTGCTTGGCACGTTGAAGATCAGTCTCAACCTTAGACTTCCAAGTTTCATGCAAAAGTGTCGCATCAGTATTGGTCTTCTTGATAAGAGTCTTATTCTTCTCAAGGATTGACTGAGCGTAGTTGAGCGCTTCTTGCTGTTCCCGTAGGGCTTGTTCTTTCGCCCTACGCTCATCGTGGTACGCCCTCTGGAGAGTGCCGATCCGCTTCTTTACGCGGTCAGAGTAAGAGGCTAATTCCTCTTCGTCAGGATCTGGCTTTTCAACCAGCGGTTCTTTATTACGGTCTTCTTCCGGCGTATCGTCAACGACTTCAAACTGAAAATCGTCATCGGTTGCAGCGTCGGTAGACTGTTCCGGATCGTTTGAATCCGGCATCTTCAACTCTTCCATATACTCTTCGTTAGCCATGTTTCTCTCCTATTAGGCGCGGGAATAGCCGCGTGGATCTTGAACAACACCAAGCACATGATCGTCATCAATCATGCGAAACTCTTGACCGTGGATTTTGAAGCGTGATCCAACATATGGTCCAATAAGAACGAAATCTCCTTTTTTGCACCAAGCGGATTTAAAACGCTTTTCATCTGTATAAGCATCAGGTCCGACATCCAAGACAAATCCAACCACTGAGGAAACTTCCTCAATTGTTTTGGTTGACTGCGCTTTGATAATGCCGGACTCATAAGCTTCATCTGGCTTTGGTAAAGCCAAAAGGATGCGATAACCAGATGGAGAAGGTAGCTGAGTTGCGTCTGCTTCATCCTCTGGAATTTCTTCTGTGATTTGCTTCGTTTCTTCAATCATCTGCGGTGTCTCCACGGTCTCTTAATTCAATTGCGTCTAGGAAAATACGTTCTACGTAAGCTATTCCGGCTATTTGACCGGTTACGTATTTGTATTCATCCCAAGTTCTAACGCCACCCGTGGCTATGACATCAGCCAGATCATTCATGTACTTCCGTATTTCTTTCCTTAAATGCTCTTCAAGTTCCTTGCTTATCACGTTTAGTCCTTAAGGCAATCCCTGCTTCAAACCCCGTCAGCTTCTGCTCGTGTGCGAGCTTTTTATTTAATTCCGAGATGCTTTTACCGAGATTTGCGCCAGCAATTTTCTCATTGGACGCAATACGTTCACGTTCTCTTTGATCTTTACTAATTTCTGCTTGACGTTGTAGCTCAAGTTTTGCCGCCTCAAGCTGTCCCTTCTGTTGAAGTTCAGCCGCCTTGAGTTGCAACTCTTGTTGTTGTGCTTGAATTGTTGGGTCTTGCATCTGTTTCGCTGCAGCCATTTGAGCGGCTTGTGCACTGTGCATCTGCAACACCAACGGAGCAGCTTCTGCCGCGAGTTTGCTGACCTTGACTTCCATTTCTTCCGGCAATTCTTCATCTTCCGGCGGGATATCAACGCCCATTTGCTTCTCAATATCCAAGCGGTACTTGAACGCCATGTGTTCCATCAAGTGTGCTTGCAAAGCTTGCTGGATCATGTTGGCTTGCGGGTTTTGACCGATCATCTGTTGGATATTGGGGTCTTGTGCCGCAGCCATATGAACAGCAATGTGTGCTTCGTGGTCTTGGAATAGGAACGCCTTGATCGGCTTGCCGTTCATAATGTTCATATTCTCTGTAACTGGGTCTTTTGGCTTCACATCGTCCTTATCTGGGACGATCTGTGCCGCGTTTTTCATCCCAAGTACGCGCAAAGTCTCACGATGTAACTCTGGCAGGTCATAAAGCTGCGGAGCGGTCTGAGAAAGCTGCAAAGCAGCCTGATACTGAGCCATACGTTGGGTAGAACTGGACGAATTGGGGTCTGAAACCGGAATAATGTCCACATGATCGTAGTCAGAACGCTTAACTGAGCGACCTTTGTCAGTATCGTAGCTATATTCTTCCGGTGTGTAGTCACGGATAATGTCGCGCAGTAGCTGAAACTCCTTACGCATGGCAGAGTGCACACGCGCCTGAACAGCAGACATGACTTTCATCATGCGTTCAATGATTGCAAGCGTGGTTCCAACCGGTGCTTGCTGGTTCATGTCGGCAACTTTCATGTCAGCGGTAGAAGCCAACATGCGTCCTTCGTCAACAATCTCTTTAAACAGCATATAAAGAACGTTTGAGGGTTCTTTGTAAGGAAGATTGACGATATTGTCGCGGATTGTCCCAGCAGGAACGTCTACATCGCGGAACTCACCCGGTGCGATTGGCGTGTCATCGCCTTTAATACGTAGTCCACGCGCTTTTAATCCGCCGGGAAGGTTGTTCAACGTACCGGCATCGACCAATTGACGCAATACTGAGGTCGCACCTTTGGCGTAACCGCCTAAGATATGGATGTAACCAAAGCCATACGGTCCGATTCCGGGGATGAAGACGTACTGAATGAAGTGATCACGCTTCTTTCTTGTCTCGTCTTCAGGTTTCCAGTTGCGATAGATGGAGAAAATCTGTCCTTGGGTATCTAAAGTCACCACATATGGCAGTGCAATACCTGTTGGTTCGCCATCTTCTTCATCTTCAAAGCCGGGTAGATCTAATTCGATGTGGCACTCATAAAGAACGTGGCGATCATCTTCTAGGGAACTTATCCCAGTAAGCTGTTGCTTTTTCTTTTCAATGCTATCGATGCTGTTATCGGTTTCGCCTAGCTCGCGTTCGACGTAGAAACCAGCAAGCATGAGCTTGCGCATTTCGTTTTCAGTCTTACGCATAACTTGCGTAACCCGAGGAGTGCTTTGTAGTTCAGTTGAGCCGTAAGGAAGATAGACATCTTCGGCTGGGACATACATCGCCACTTGGCGTTGCATGTTTGGATCGTAGTAGACCTTTTTAAAAGCTGATCCGGTCAGACCTAGGTTCCACAACATACGCTCATGTTCGGAGCGATATTCCGGCATGTTCTCCATCAACTGCCAGTTCATGTCCTCTTTAACGCGGTCGGAAGAGTCTTGTTTCTCTTTTGTCCACTTACCAACCATCTTGGTATGGACAGGACCGGTCGCGGGAAAAGTTTCCATGATCATCTCTGATTGGAACTTAATTGCCGCCTCAGACAAAATACTATGGAAGATGCCACAAGCGCCCTTCCAAGGCTCTGTTCTTTCTTCAATCTTCATCCCAAGGAGAGCCATACCATCGGTGATGGTCTGATCCCAATCCTTACGGGAGTTCTTATCGATGCGGATATCTTCAAGAATCTCAGCGCCGATACTTTGTAGTTCGTTATCGGGAATGACTTCGGCTAGATTTTGCTGGAAGTCTGGTTCAATGACTTCCACTTCCGTGATGTCAATAATGGTGACATCCGGTTCTTCGTCCTGAATTTCGATTTCAACGGGTTCAGCATTATTGATGTCTTCTAAAGACATCGGAGAGAGCATCTTTTCCATTTACTCGCCTTAGTAGTAAGCCCGTTTACGTGTAAACGTTGGTTCGTCGTATTCGTCGGAAGGAAGACGGACAAATCCACCTTGGCGATAGCGTAGTAACGCTTGGCTCATTGAGTCCACCAAGTCGTCATGTTCGCCGTTTGGAAAATCCGCAACCTCATCTATAAGTTCCATAGCCCAACGGGTTTCTGGGCACCAGATTACCCCAGAAGCAAACAAGTCTGCTACAGCGTTTACACGCGCAATCTTGTCATTACCCTTTGATGGTACAAATTCCTGTACAGGTATACCCATTTGCCGCAACTCTGATATCAATGGCTGACCTGATGCTTTGGCTTCCACAATCAAAGTGTCAGGATTAAACTCTTTATAGTGTTTAAATGCAACTTCTTTTAACTCTGGGAACTCCATTTTTGCCTTAAAAGAGTCTAAAAGGATGATATTCGGGACTAGCTTTCCCGATCCTTCGTCTTCTTCTCTATAGAAAACACCCCAAGTAGAACAGGCTGAATAGTCAGAACGTTCGTTCTTTGTAAAGGCAGTATCCCAAGACTGGATGACATACTCACAATCGGGTGGGCTATCGCGTTCCCATAGCCGCCACCA